TTCCCAATCCTGTGTGTCGTCAATCTAGTTGCATACTGGCGGGCCCTTGAACGATATCTTGGGAAAGAGATCGATGTACGCGACCTTCCGGTTCTCGTGAATGGGGATGATATCCTATTCCGAGCCGATGACCGATTATATGACCTGTGGAAAGAAGAAATTCGTGATGTGGGCTTTGAGCTTTCATTGGGGAAGAATTACATCCACCCAGAGTACTTGACTGTTAACAGTCAGCTTTACTCGGAAAAGGGTGGGGAAATTCATTTCCTCGGGAGTCTCAATGCAGGACTTCTCACCGGACAATCTAAGATTACCGGAAGAGAGACCGCTCGGACAGCTCCTATCTGGGACTACTATAATGAGGTGATCCATAACGCTGTGAACCCTGAGAGGGCTCATAGGCGCTTTATGCATTACCATCGTAGTACCATTAAGGAGATCTCGTCGCTGAAAACCCGGAACCCAAGATGGCAAGAGGGCAGCACGGAGGAAAAGAAGTATATTCCTACTACGTACAATCTTTTCTTACCATTCGAGAGGGGCGGTCTAGGATTTATTCCTTACCCAGGGATGAAAGTCCGGCTAACTTCCTTTCAGCGGCGTTATGCTGCTTACTTGGAAAAGGCTTTTCTTTCGAGTCCTGAGAAAGTTCCTAAGATCGCACTTGTGTCGAAGAGAGTCCAACACAAGCTTTCTTATTATCACGAACCACGCTGGATTGTTGGGCCAAGGATAGGCCCGCAACAAGAAAATATTGTTGTTCCCGAAGATCGAGAGGTCTGGACTCCCCCTCTGGCAATGATGGGTGAGATCGAACGTCCTGAGATGCTTGTTAGGAAACCATACAAGCAGCTCCGAGACTTTCGTTCTACCACTAATCGCCGGATGGGAGATTCAGAAATCTTCGATTTCGGATGGCAACTGCTAGAGCAGCGCATTCCTCAGAAGGAGGGTGAACGGCCGATCCTGTTTCAGGCTCGGACCACACCTCTCCCGGAGGATTAGGCGCAGGTAGTCGTCTAGTTTAGAACCCAAAACGGTATACTTCCGTACTAAGGTGTCACTGACATCGGAATGTCGACAGACTGCACGGGTTCGCCTTGGGACTGGGGAGGTTGAAAGTTGGAGAGTGGGGAGCCATTGAACTGGCGCCGTCGCGTGTGATTGATTTATCTCACAACGCATAGTAAGTCGTTATATACAACTTCTCACTCTACCATACCTTACCTCGGGTCCAAGGTTCTAAGACGATGAACAGTCGCTCTTGAAGTCAAAGAGGCAGTACCTACAAATGACTAACAACAACAACAAACGAAGAAAACCAATAACCAGGAGCAATCCCGTCTCCTACAATGTCCGCATGGCACCAACCATGCCTCTTTCACAACAGAGAGTTTATTCTGGCCGTGACCTTATCGTTCCCACATATACGGGAACGGCAACGTTCAGCTCAGATTATTTCTCTCTGAATCCCCGACTAGCTGACAAATTTCCTTCAGCCAGCCTTCAAGCCCAGCGCTATGATATGTACCAGTTCGATGAACTGGTCTTCCGTTGGGTTCCCACAAGTGCAGTCACTACCAGTCCTGGTGTGATCTTCATTGCTTGGGAGCCTAACGCAAATCGCGATGGGCCTCAAAGTGGATCGGCAGGGCTCCAGGTCATGAATGCTTATGAGCATCATGTCCAGGGACCCGT